ACGGCAGAGAGTCTAGAGTGCCTACTGCGGTTCCAGAAACAAGATCAAGATTTGAAATATCAATAGCTAACGTGGTGGTCGGGCCGGTTGCATTTGCTACCGAAATTCCACCATTTGTGCCATTTACAATTTGAGTTACAGCAGCAGTTAAAAACGGTAAATCGGAGACGTTGCCATATTTAACATTGTTGTCATCATAATCGACATAGGCAATCATGTCGGTTGATGCAATTGCGCTGGCTCGTAAATCCGTTGCAGATAATATGTAGTTATCTACACCAGCATAATCAATATTTATGGTCGTGCTTGCACCACCACTATTTTCTAATCCAAGCCCTGCTGTAGTAATCGCAAATGTTAAGTATCCAGCGTCATTATTAAAGCTAGAAACAGGAACATCGTCAAACTGGATTCTATATTGTGTGGAATCATTATCATGGTAAAAGACAAGATTGTCTACTGTCTTATCAATTGTTACAGGTATGGTATTGTTTGTAAGTGTCAGATCAGCAATGTTCAGCGACACAACGGGTTGTGGGCCACCAGACTGAGCAACGGAAATGCCGTCACCAGCAATGACATCCGTAATGTCACCAAATGGCAAGCTCGCAACATCACCATACTTTACGATATTATCGTCGTAATCTACATAAACAATTCTATCAGATGTTGATATCTGTGAACCAAGAGCATCCGTTGCGCTAAGTATAAAATTGTCTGTACCGGAATAATCAATATTAATAGTGGTACTTTGTCCGGCATTGTTTTCTAACCCTAAACCAGCAGTAGTAATCGCAAATGTTAAGTATCCAGCGTCATTATTAAAGCTAGAAACAGGAACATCATCAAACTGAATCCTATACTGTGTAGAATTGCTATCGTGGTAAAAAACCAGATTATCTACAGTTTTATCAATTGTTACAGGTGTGACATTATTTGTTAGTGTCAGATCAGCAATATCCAACGACACAACAGGTTGTGGGCCGCCGGACTGGGCAACAGAGATGCCGTCACCAGCAATAACATCCGTAATGTCTCCAAACGGCAGGCTCGCAACGTCACCGTACTTTACGACATTATCATCGTAGTCTACATATACAATTCTATCGGATGTTGATATTTGCGAACCAAGTGCATCTGTTGCGCTAAGGATAAAATTGTCTGTACCGGAATAATCAATATTAATAGTACTGCTTTGTCCGGCATTGTTTTCTAATCCCAAGCCAGCGGTTGTAATTGCAAATGTTAAATAGCCAGCATCATTATTAAAACTAGAAACGGGAACATCATCAAACTGGATTCTATATTGTGTAGAATCAAAGTCGTGATAAAAAACCAGATTGTCTACAGTTTTATCAATTGTTACTGGCGTAGCATTATTTGTAAGCGTTAAGTCGGCAATATTTAGTGATACAACTGGTTGTGGTCCCCCGGATTGGGCGACTGAAATTCCATCACCAGCAATAACATCAGTAATGTCACCAAACGGTAAGCTTGCAACATCACCGTACTTTACAATGTTATTGTCATCATAGTCTACATATGCAATTCTATCGGATGTTGATATTTGTGACCCGAGAGCTTCTGTTGCACTAAGGATAAAATTGTTTGTACCGGAATAATCAATATTAATAGTGGTGCTTTGTCCGGCATTATTCTCCAACCCTAGACCAGCAGTTGTAATTGCAAATGTCAGATAACCAGCATCGTTATTAAAGCTTGTAACCGGGACATCGTCGAACTGAATGCGATAATGGGTTGAGTCGTCATCATGGTAAAAGACAAGATTGTCTATTGTCTTGTCGATTGTTACCGGGGTAGCATTATTTGTAAGAGTAAGGCCAACAATGTCGAGGTTAACTGAAACCGTATCGACAGAAATTCCTTCACCCGCACCAACATTAAGCGTAACCGCTCCTGTCCCGCCCCCAGTAAGTCCGCTACCAGCGGTAACGCTTGATACACCAAGGACAGAAACATCTTTGTTGACCCACTTGGTTGTGCTACTATCCCAAGACAGTACCTGATTATTTGTTACCGAAGTAATGGTAACATCTGACAACTCATCAATAGCAAGAAAACTGTTTACCCACTCACTCGACGTAGAATCCCAAACAAGACTCTGCTTGTCTTGAACGCTTGTGATCGTAACGTCAGTAAGATCTTCAAGGGACAGTGACGTTGATACTCCATCAACGTAAGCCTTAATGGACTGCTGAGTTGCAAGCGCGGTCGGTGAGTCGGAAGCAAAATCATCCTCATCTAGAATAGATGCGATGGTTGTTGTCCCGCCGACCGTGATGGTCGAAAACATTCCTTTCGATGGCGTCGAACTAGAACTGCCAAGAAAAATAAATTTTCTAAGCGAAAGAGACGCATCTCTCTGCGTGTGCAGTCCTACATTCGTAATATCGTTGGCGACATCTTGAAAGTTTTTCTGCGCAGTATTACGAAAAATCTGTTCCGAAACAGAATCGTATACAAATGGCGCTGTTGGAAGTGGCAAATAGGTTTTAGCTGCCATGACTACCTTTCACCATCCGGCCTCACCCAGAGTCGCACATAACCAAGACGCCAGCCGTAGTCATCGCCACTGCTTTCTACGCGCATGCTGACTTGTCTTGCGCGACCCCTGATGTAGCCTTGAGTTGAGTTTGTGGTAAATGACGAATTGCTTAATTGGGTCTGCGACGAAAGCGGGAAGTCTTTGCCGTTTAGCTTGATGTTTACGGTTGGGGTGCCATCGCCCAAGAACTTTAGGTCGGGCACAATCTTTCCCAGAAACATATACTTGTCGCCATCGCCCAGATCAAAATCACCTGTTTCAATGTAAGATGTTATCGGGTCGCCATCAGCATCCCATCCATCTTCATGATTGTAGGTGTAGTTGTTCCACCACAGGGTTCCGTTAGAGCCACCACCCGTAGTTGTGCTGCTGGCTAAGGTTCCAATGTCAATCGTCAGGGTGTTTCCGCTAACAGTTGCTTCATGCTGTGTGTTAATCATTTCTGATGTAATGTTTCCAGCATCAGAAAAATCATTCATTACAACGGTTACACTTGCTGGCATGCCGTGTCCGGTTGGCAATGCAACCGTAATGCTTCCAGAGCCGTTGGTGGTGCTAATTGGATTTGCGGAAAACTCAGATGGCAAAATCTTATTTAACGAAACCGCCTGAGGATATGTGCGAAGAGTTGCATTATCCCAAGTACCGCGCGACATCGTTCCGTAATACCAGACATCTTCATCGTAATTGTAAATTACATACCTGTCATTTTCAGTAGAATTCTCAGATGGGTAAAACCATACAACCTCTGAGTAATCTAAGTTGGTTCCGCATGCAACTTTAAACGATTGACTGTAATTAAAGTTGTCAAATACGGTCCCAAGTACAGGACAGCGTAATCTTTGAACGGCACCTGAGTAGCGGTAAAACGCTCCACGATCCATGAAATAAACTACTCCATCGGCATTTGCTGCCGCATTTGGAGAAATCATGGACATGCCGTTACCAACGTCGGTAAACGAAAAGTAAAATGGCGAGCCAATGTATCTCATGCTAACGAGACCAACATCGGTCCAGATTACTGTTTCGTTTCTCGTCTTAAGGGCACCAATAATTTTAGAGCCAGAAGAAAGGTCTTGACCGCCAGCACTGTTTGTGGTTAGTGGCTGCCACTCAGCAGGATTTTCTGCAGAAGACCATCGCACCAACGTGCGATCAATTTCGCTCTGACCGATCCGGTTGCAGCCAAACGCAATTACATGTTTGGCTCGCTCCGATGTAAGAGCCGTAAGGGCTGATGTCGGGCAGTACCTAGTACCAGCACTATATGTAATAGTTGCCTGTACATTGGTTGCTGATCCAGATCCAGATGCGGTATATGTAAATTGATTTAATGTAGGAGTTGACGCGACAGTAAACGTGCCATTGACACCCGTGCCTCCACCTGTACCGCTTACTGTAACCGTGTCACCTACCGATGCTCCATGTCCATTGTCATTTACGGTAACCGTGGTGCCGCTTTGACTAAGGCCTGATGCTGCTGTCCCAGAGAGTATGGACACCCTTCTCGTAAGGTCATTAAGCACTTTTGCTCTACCACCAACACTCTGGTCCCAGTAATAAATACCACCAAAGCGAATAGTAGCTAAAAGATCGTCGCCATAGTTATCAAGCGACCACTGCCTAAGCGAGTCTTCCGGGGAGTTAATACCAATTCCGCCTCCCCACGGACCGCTACCCCAAGTTGAATAGCCCCACCCGGTGCTCTCAAAAAACTCGTCGGACCCAATAGATATTTGATACGCTGCATCTGTGCCGCTCAGTCCACTCGCGGTAGACGAAGCCGTGATTCCGTCAAGCTGGATCGTGTACTTGTTTGCTGGGTTGGCACCATCAATGTCTCCGAGGCCAGAGATCTTGTGTTCCCCAGTAAGAGTGGCGGCGGTAATGCCACCTAAGTCGCCGCTAACACCCGAAAAGGTGACGTAGTCCCCCGCGCTTGCACCGTGAGCGGTATCAGTAACTACGATTAAACTTGATCCTGAAAGCGTGTCTATTTGTGTAAGATTAGTATTTACACGAATAGGAGTAATGTCTACGTAAGATCCAGTAGTCCCCGTAGAATCCGTTTGGTACAGCTTTAGGTGTGTGCCTACCGCAAGATACGTACTGCCCGAGTTTACTGCCCAGTTGTGAATCTTTCTGCAACTGCCAATAAAACTATCGTTAATAAACTTGGTCCAACCACGAAGTTTTTCCGCAAAACCCTTACGAAACCGAACCTTGTCTACATCATACCAAGTTCCCTCGGCAGTGTAGTCGGTCCCGTCAGTATATACTCCGGGTCGTGGTTCGATTTTAATAAACTGCATTATTATACGAGGGGATCATTTTTGATATAGATCAAATCAAGACCAGCAGACATACCAATATCGGCAGAAGCACTGTCTCCAATACCACGATACTCAATATCTGTTTTTTCATTAAATCTAAACGGAGTAACATAACGAACAGACAGAACGCCCTCGGATCTTAAAAACCGATCCTTAACCTGAAACACTTCGCCAAACGGCCTAGCTACTAATGACACCTTGCAATATTTATTGCTTTGGGTTGTCGCTACGGTTACATCGGTGCCGACCAGAAAAGCCGTGTAACCCGCAGGCACCGTCCATAAACACATTGATGTCTGATTGTCACCGATCTCAACGGTTGCGTATACATTTGCTGGAACGCCCGCAGTTACGGTTCCAGTACCGGCATAGATTACACCCGCATTGGCTCCGCCCGATCCGGCAGATCTTACAGTGATTCGAAATATACGTAAGTATGACTTTGTGCTAGTTACGGCGGTTTGGCCACTTAGGGTAATGTCTTCGTCTATTTCATTATAATTAGCATCAAGGCCAAATATGCTAACAGTTCTTGCCCCTGTACCATTTGACGTATCGTTGGCAGAAGAAGATGAAATAGATAGCTGGGCTGCATTTGATAAGTAACTGTACAATCCGCCATGCGACCACACGGTTTCAATTTGGTCATCAATGTCTGGATTAAAACCAAATTTAAAAATGGTTTTGTGGTAAGCAACTTGTCCTCGTGCTACCTGTAGGAAAAAGGGTTCGGTCTTTCCTACTCTGGAAATAGAAGAAACTTCAGCCATTTCACCATTTCACCTTGTCTGCCCAATACGCGGCAGACATTTTGCCTTTGGAAATATTCTTTGCATGTCGCGCCTTAAAAGACTCACGGCGCTTTCGGTAGGATGAAGACTCTCCTTCCTTTTTTGGGCTACCACTTACACCCTGCTGTCCAAATCGAATCAGCTTGACACTGCTGCCCTCTTTTGCAAGAACAGCATGTGACTTTTTGGGATGCTTGGGCGTTCGCTTTGGCTTGTTGTAACCAGCAAACTTTTCGCCACGGTAATCAATAGCCATAGTTTTACATCCCCCCAGTACGTTTCTCTACGCTACGAATAGCATCCTTGAGGTGATTCTTCTCTACTTCAAGCTTGGCAATTTTCTCAGCATGAATATCTACTCTTTCAGATACTCGATCCAAAACCTTGCCAAGCGTATCCAATTTTTCTTTAGTGCCGTTCAGCGCCTGCCTTACACCACCCCAAGAAGCAGCACCAGCAAGTAATGCTGGGAGAATTTTTAAAAATTCCTCAAGGCTCATTTTTGTATTACATCTTATTTATGTTACCTTGCATAGTACTGTACTTCCGCCCAATGACACTGTGCCTGAAGATCTGGGTCTCCGCTAGCATGGCCAATATTAACGGTTACAAAAACACGCAAGTCATTGTGATTAGTAATTGAATTTACTTCAGAAGCGCTAAGTGTGTACTGCGAGGTAACTGGGGTAGCTAAGGTACTAGCAGAATAAGTGTTTGAAGCAATTGTGCTAGTGCCCTGCTTCAGGGAGTAGGTAAAATCACATCCCCCTAGGGTGCCCGGTAAATTCCCCTCATCTACCGACAGCCTTACCCGAAGGATCATTCCTTGGGTTGCGCCAACATCTGGGTAAGTGGTTGGGCTGCTAAGACCACACTCAAAGTCGTAAGTATTGTACGATGGCCAAACCTCTGTAGATGACGAGCTATAAACAAATGTTAAATCGCTATTGTCATCTATTTCTTGCCATAGCGGAGTCGGAGCCCAGTCACTGGACTGAACGTCACTATCTGGCCTTATGTATCCTACAAATGGACCAGAAGAGGTAGCTCCGTGATACGCACTAACAAAAGTCATTTACGTAGTCGGGTGTCCAATTGTGTACGATGCAAGATACTGGGACCCATCGTAAATCAACGTAATAACGTCTGAATAGTTTGTAGTGGTTGTAAGGGTGGGCGGGGCATTGTTGCGCCACTTAAACTCACTTGGCCACGTAAACGACGTTACCGCACCAGAAATAGCTTCCATCATAATTACATAGTTTCCACCAGTAACTGGGTTCGATGGGGTGGACCATGTCGTGCTGGTGTTTCCATCATTCTGAACAGTAGCAACATTGCCGTTGGCCCAGTTCAATGAAATAGTATTTCCATTAGTGGTTCCAAGGGACTGTACGCCTGCGTAAATATGCAGGGGCTGGTTTGCTACATTCAGGCGACCAGTGATGTCATTGGTGTTATCGCTGATATCCACCAAGTCTACAGTAATTACATCATCAGCTAGGCTGACATATGTACCGGTCCCGGTCTTGGTAACGTTAGACTGAATAAGCGCTAAGGCATCGTAGACCGCTGCCGAACCACCAGCGCCGTTCAAGTACACCATCTTGGCTTCGCCACTAGGAATGGTTACTCCGGTCCCGGAGGCAACCTGAACTACCTTAATTGACTGACCACCAGTGGTAGCATTCTCAATAATCTGAACACGAGACATCGTGTTACCGGAGGCACCACTGCCTACAAGAATCAATTCTCTTGTTGCAGTAAGCGTAGCCGTAGATGATACCTTGAGATAAAAGCAACGCTTGGTATCCGACACTCCATCAGATACTTCACATGAATCATTGCCATCGGTAGGGAAACACGTAGCCGCTCCGTACCCAAGCGCCTGACCAATTAGCTCAAGATTGGTATTGGTGGTGACACCCCAAGTGCCGCTTTGCTCACCATCACCAATTTCAGTAAGCCGAAGATTATTTACGTATGTAGCCATTGTCGTCAGGAAATCCTAATAATTGCGTTGTTGCTATCAGCAGTCGGGAAGGTCACCGAAAAAGTTCCAGCGGTTACAGTTCTATCCAGTCCAAAATCCAAAACCATTACCGCTCTGTTTTCGGCACTTGAGTTATAGATAAGTGCGCCGCGCGCCGTAAAGCTTGCCGCAGCCCAAGATACATCTGCGAAATCGGCGTAGGCGACGGTGCCGGAGGACGATGGGCTAATGTTTGTAAGGGTGGCTCCGCCCGCGGTGTATCCGGTTCCGACAACCTCTCCGGTAGCGGTATATGCTGTTGTAGTTGCGTCTAGGTTCGCAGAGCTAGAATACAAAGCAATCTTGAACGTACTTCCGCCAGCGGCAGAAAAATTGTGCTTTGCTTCAAGTAATTCCTCTTTAAATGAAACGCAAAGTGTTTGGGTAATGGCCATTGTATTGCCTACGCCCTAGGTGTTCTTGGGGTCCTGATAACACCATCCCTGTACTCATCAATGGTCATACGGCCCTCCGCCTGTAACTTGAGGGCAACAAGGGCTTCGTTGTATCTCTGCTGGTAAAGAGCCAGCATGTCCTGATCACCCTTCATGTAAGTGTATGCTTCTACAAGACTACCATACAAAAGCACCTCGTCAGCATAATCTCCAAGCCACGTAGTTCCAGCAGTAACAATGCTTGTTGGAATTTTGTAGTAGTACACTTCTACACTATACGCAGCATCGGGCGTCGGTCCCAAAATAAATGAATCGTTATCAAACAATCCGTAGTACTTGGGAAGTCCAGTGGATGATTCGTCTGGGTATGCCTGCCTAATAAAAGACTGGTCCTTAATGATCAATGGAATCTTATCTGATCCAGAAGTAATCTTAAGTTCAGACTGGATAAGAAAATCCGCTGGAGCAGAAAGCAGTTTATTGGAGCTAGTAGTAGTAACCGTGGCAACCGTATAATTAGCTGGCAGGTTTACGTTTCTGTAAATGCGATACTCTGCCTGCTTAACAAACGTAGGAATGTTATTTACAAACGACGTTTCTGTGTTTTCGCAATAATCTTGAATTGCTTGATTTAGGGCTGCGTAATTCATTCTATTGTTACCCCTACAGTGCCAACGCTAGTATTTGCAACGATGTTGCCAGCGTCACCGCTGTTACCATTACCGACTGGATTAAACGCAAATAACTCCCTGCTTTCTGCAAGAGAAATATCTGGTCGTGGATTTCTAATTTGCTGTGGGTCAGAATAATCTCCGAGGCGCCCAAGAAAATTCTGGGGCTGGTCGCTATCCCATACATCTTTTCCGACTCTAAGCCCGGTCGGAATACCAGCACGAAACTCTGGAATCAGGTCAGAAAGCTTGTAGCGAAATCCAGTTCTATCGCAAAAACCAAATGCATGCTTTCCGTTCGCGTATTTAGCCATAAATAGATCCGTACCCTCCGGGCACAAACCTTACGGAAGACCTGTCTCTGTCTTCAGACTGTGCAAGATCCCACTGAAATTCATACTCCGCTTTAAGCATGCCAGCCCTATCCATTGCCTGCGGATACTTCATTGAGATGTAATAAGCAAGTCCAGCCACAAGACATGGCAAAAACCTGAATGGAGCGTCAGTGGTTAGGTTGGCCGTATCTCCAGCATCCTGAATCCGCCTGATCTTCTGGTAGACGAACGTATAGTTCTCATCCGGCACCGGCCAAAGGTATGCGACAGGCGCATCCCTCTGCTTGTCAACATAAATATTAACCGGCCTACCAGTAATATTTTTGTTCGGTATGTTGGAATACTGCGACACACTAAACCGGGATAGCGGTAAGTCGTTCTGATCTGTTCCGGTTCCGGTACGTATCCAGTGCTCAATGATGTCTACGGTATCGCTGGGCAACGTAAGAGAGCCAACCCCAGAGGTAAGTGTTGTACTTACCTGCTCGACGGTCCAAAAGTTTAAGCCGCGATTTGCCCACTCAATCGTCAGTAAATTGAGCGACCGGGTTGCAGTCTTCATGTCGTATCCAGTACGAAGCTGAAGGCCGCATCTCTCGAATGCTTCCTCAATAATTTCCGAAATATCGAGATTGAATGAGGTCGTTCCAGAAGTAGCCATTAATAATTCCTAAACTTTTTTTCTGACAGCTTTTGCCCTTCTTGAACGCCACACGGCCTCTTGCTTCCAGTCTGGATGATTCCCATGGACCGCATCTTTGAAAATGTCTGCATATTTTTCATGCTTTCTTTAATAGAAAGCTTGATCATATCGCTAGATATTTCGTCTTGTTTTGCCATGTACAATAAAAGAAGTTTATTGTGTATTAACTATACTTCTTTTCCAGAACAAGGATAATTGTGTAGCGATCACCAGCGGTGGCACCAACGGTAGTAAATGCCACATCACCAGTCTTGCCTGCTCCAGCGGTATTGGTCAGCGCACCGATTTCGTTAAAGTCAAATCGGCCATCACTGGAATCGGTTACCGTAAAAGCAAGAACATCAGCCGTTGCTTCCCAAAGAATATCTACACCCATTCCAGCCATAGAGTAAAAAATCTGCTGGATCTTAACTTCGGTGCATGCCTTCCCGGTGCCGGATTCTGGCTGAAGCGTAGAAACGTCTACCTTGGTTACGCCAGATTCCCCGGTGCCATCCGAGATATTGGTAAACTTCAGAATGGCAAGACGGTCACCATCCTGAATTGTTTGTGTAGTTACTGCATCAGCCATGGTGCGTTACCTGTATTGTGGGGTGATGGCAGGTGGGCTACCCAAACGAGTAACCCACCTACCTTTTATTAGTTCTGACGGTACGTGATCGTCAGACGCGCAGCACCCGCACTCAGGCTTCCACCAGCCGAATTAATCTTCAGGTAGACGGTAACATCGGACGTACCAATGTCGTCGATAGCCGCACACTGGGTTGCATCGGGATCAACAACCGCGCGACCGGAGGCCTGAAGATTGGCAACGTCGCCAAACGCATCGGGATCGGCAGAAGTTCCAATCTCAAGTGCATCAGAAGTTACGGAGTTCCACGCAGTAGTAACATCCACAAGCTGGTCGATGATCTGCGCATTGGCCGGAAGAATAATGGTGGTAGCAAAAGCACCAGTATCCGTATAACTAAACGTATCGGTCTGGGTCAGAACAGCACCACCAACATTGGCGCTCGCGCCGTCCTTAACCGTACCAGCCTGAACCGGGCCCGAAAAAGTCGTAGTAGCCATTATTACCTCTTTACGAAAGGATTAACCCTATAGTCTTCGTAAAAGTCTGCCGGGACAGTCTATAGGGTTTTTATTACCCGGATGTCTATAACAATAAAATAGGGTAGGAGCGACAGCAATGCCACCCCTACCCTATTTTATAAAACTACCGCTTACGCTCCGGGCGAACCCCAGATTCCAAGCGGGTCCGACACGCCGAAGCTGTAACGCTCACGGGCCTTGTAGCGAACGTTTCCGGTGTCAAAGTCACCGTCCATGCTCGTCTCCATGCCAACGCGAGTGAAGTGCTTCATGCCGTTCGGAACATCGGTCATCAGGAACCACGCATCCGTATCGGTCAGATAGTGGTTCACAGCGTGACCCTCGGGCACAACACCCATCACACGAAGTGCGTTGATGTCGTTGTCCGCAGTTCCGGGGCGAAGCTCAGTCTGAAGGATGCGAGTCGCAACAAACTGAAGATCCGGCGGAATGATAAGCTTCCGGGGGCGAGCAGCAATCAGAAGACCACGCTCGTCCGTCCACTTAGCAATCTGAATAACAGCGGCCTCAAGAGAGGTCTCGTTGAGGTCAACACCAGTCGCAGGGCGGTTCGAGTTCGTGCCACCGCTAACGAGCGGGTGAGCCGTGCTGAACAGCGTCACACCATCGCCAGACTGGAAGGTGCTGAAGCCGCTATTAAGCGGCACCATCGCCTTGACCTGCTTCGTATGAGCCATGGCACGAGCAAGCGCCTTGGTGTAACGAGCAGACAGCGAGTCATACAGATTGTCCTCCATGGCCTCTTCGGTAATCGAAAAGCCCATGGCAATCGTCTCATGGTTGTAGCGGGCAGTGAAGGACTCCTGCGCGGCATCATACGAAATGCCAGCGCCCTCGGCCTTAACCGGCGCAGCGCCAAAACCAGAAAGCTTAACCTCTTCCTCGAAGGAGCGATCCGAGCTTTCCGACTCGTAGACCTCGGCATGCTCCGCCTCATAGCGGGCATACTCAAGACCGAACAGAGCATTAAGCCCCGGCAGAAGCTCCTTGAGAAGTTGTGCGCGTGAAATAGCCATTAGTCAATATCTCCTTATGCACCAGTGGCGTTGAGGTACTGATGCGTAGAAGCGGACCCACTAGAGGCCGCGTTGAACTTGACAATGACATCCGTAAACGCATCCCCAACAGCACTGTCAGGACCGTCAACAAAGTCAACGATACGCAGAGGAAGCGTGTTGGTGGTAGCAGCAGTGCTGGCGTCCACAGAAACCTTGGACTTTCCAATAGCGGTGCTACCAGCGGTCTGAACAACAGCAGCATTCAGGCCACGGGTGGTCAGAGCAAGAGTGTCATCAGCCTGCATCTGAAGAAGAACAAACGGATCATCAAGCACATACGCCTTCGCATCCGAAGCCACCGTACCGGCAGGCCACTGGGTGTTAAACGTAAGCTGCTTGCTGTTGGGGTCAGTATACTGGCAACCAAGGAACACGCCGCAAGTCGTCAGGGAGGTCGTCCCCGTGTCCTTTTCGACGGTTCCAGCGGCAACCAGCTTCACAAAATCACCGTTAAAAATGGCGGTATTGTACCCGCTGGCAATCTCCAGAAGCCGCGTCTTGCTCGAAAACGAGCCAGCCGAGCTAAGGGTACCAACAGGGCTAGCGCCATACGGTGTAGCGGTGCTTGCCATAGTTATTACCTATTGATTTGATGACTAGCGAGAGCCACCGCCCCCGAAAGTCACATTGGTTTTACGTTCTGGCGCTAAAACAGGCATCCGAGGATCGTTTTGGCGCATGAAATTATTGTCTACTGCCGACATCTGGTCCTGAGCGCGCTTAGCGTAGTAATCCTGACGGCCCTGCACCATTTCCTGAGGTGCCTTGCACAGTAGGAGTCCACCAACTTCGATTGCACCTTTCTGTGCCCATTCAGAGCCGTGGTCGCTCATAATCCTAAGCTCAGGATGATCTTCTGCCCGAACTGGCTCCCAGCCTTCTCGAAACCTCTTTGACGCATTGGTATTGTCAGGAGATCCAACCATGGATGTCCTGATCCAACGAAAGGCCCAACCGTCCTGAGGCTCAGGATCCGGAAGGATTGAGGCGGGTTCCCAGTTCTTGGTGCGCTCACTCTTTTCACGAGTGTCGGTACCGCTGTTGTTACGAGGTGCGCGATTGGTAGTCATTACGACTTCTCCTTAAGTAGTTGCGCAGCATACTGCTGCGGGCTGAGACCAAGACGTTTCGCGAGACGAACCTGAGTCTGAGTTAAAACAATTTTGCGCGGTGACCCACCAGAGGCAGAACCTCTCTTGGCTGGAGCGACCACGGGATTTGCCCGCTGACGCGGTGCGATGTCAACAACGTGATTTGTGGACACACTGTTGTCATCGAAATAAGAGGGAAACACTTCTCGTACCCTCGAATTGATTAATTGATAATATTCGTCGGTGTCTGGGTCAATACCCTGAGAAACAAGTTTATCATGAACACCATAAGCAAAGCTGGTCATCTCATAGTCCGAACCAAACCAAGGATTGTCTTCCTGCCAAGAAAGTGCCTTGGGGTCGGGCTGCTGGACATAATCGCTTTCAACTTCATGCTGATGCTGCTGGTACGCCTGCCGAATCTCAGCATCCTGTTGTGCTACCGCAGCCTTCCAATCGTTAATTACGGCGCTTGAAACATTGCCGTAATTCGACTGAATCATCTTTGCTTCAATAAGATGCTTTTGGGCGGTGGATACTGCATCAGGATCACCAAGCTCATTTGCCCGGCGAAGCATGTCTTCGGCCATGGCGACAGCCGCATCGGCGCGGCCCTTAGCCTGAACATTCAGGGCACCCTGAGACCTCTTTACAAGCTCAAGCAGACGCTGGTTTTCCATGTGAAGCTGCTTGGTTGCTGAAACAGCCTCATCAGAAAGACGCTGAGCCATTTCCTTGGCGCGCCTTTCCTCATGGTACTCCCACTTAAGCTTATTAATTCTGTCCTTTACGTTCTTCCCAACATTCTTAATTTCATCACCATCGTCAGACGACTCAACCTTTGTGACATTATTGTCACTATTACTCTTGACGTATGGCTTGTCTTCTTCTGGTGTATCGTCTACAACATCGACATCAATATCTTCTTCAGTATTCATAATTGACGCTGGAGATTCAATCGTGTGCTTCACACCAAAAAAAGCTTCTTCCTTGGTAGACATAATTAAGCCCTTTCAATTCCACGAGGATCGTCAACGACAGCTTCTACAGTGTCATCGTTAATAAGGCGGAACTCTCTGCCATGAATCCTGATTCTGGTTCCGCTAAAAGCTCGGAAAACAACCCAATCTCCAACCGCGCAATAAGCTCCGTTGGGAAACCTGTCAGGACTCTGATATGCATCAGGTCCCATGGACATTACCCAGCCAACAACAGTCGCGATTGTTTCTTCATGGATGTACTTAGCGGACTTGATGATTCCGCCTTCCGTCTTTTCTTCCATCTCGGGAAGAGCGATTAAGAGCTTATAGCCCTTGGGCTCAGGTAGCTGTGACGCCTTTTTCGGCGCGTCACCGATATTGTCGTCATCTGACGCAACAATATCATGTTCCGTTGCAAGCGCGGTCATTAAGACCTCCGTGTTGTAAGTGCGCTACGAGCTAGCGATGCGTACTGCGGGCACAACAAATAAACAACTTCTTACCTAAAAGCAATACTACTAAAAATTAATTTTAGACTTTTTTACTTTGGACTTACCGCGCTCACTTAAATCCTTGAAATGAAAAAGTGGCTTACTCGTTTTAGTATGCGTCTTGTTAGTGTGCAGAGAGCCGTCAGACATTTTGTGATAATTGCCATTCCAGACCGTACCGTCTTTTAGATAGTGTTTAACATTCTTGGCCATTATTTGCTCCTGTGCCCCTTAACCTTTTTAGCAACCTTTGCTGGCTGCCTAGAAAACTGCTTCCCCTTTTTTGTGTCCTCTCTTTTCTTTTTGGTCGTAGATGCGTATTCGCTGGCACTGAGAGATTTAATAGCTGATGCCGGAAGATAACGCTCTCCCGTTGCGTCTGGACCCTGCGTAGACGGCTTGCCACTCTTGGTACGCCATTTCTGCTTAGTCCAACGATCAAGATCTTTTTGGCTCTTCTTCTTTGCCATTAGTCCTTGTACCCCCCGCCAGCCTTCTTGTACTCAGAGGCAAGCATCTGTGCCTTCCTAGCACTCCATTGACCCGCACGACCACCCTTGGATCCAGACTTAATTTTTTCAAATAACTTTTTTCTGAGAGTTGGCTTTGTGTAGTTGCCAGCCTCATTCACTTTGGATTTACGGGAAGTCGCCATTTTTACTTCTTGCGCATACTGGAAAGCGTCTGTGCAAGTTTAGCCTGACGCTTTGTCTTCATCGTGGCCTTAGAGCCCTTCTTTAAAACGGACTTGGCATACGCAGCCGTGGTCTTTCCAGCCTTTTTTGCCTTGGCCGAAAATGCTCCGGGCTCCTTAATTGCCTTCTGAATCCACTTCTTATCCTTAGCCATCAGCCCTCAATCCTCTGTTCCATGTCAATAATTTCGCGCTCAGTCCAAGCCAAGCCTTCGATCATTCCACAGACCTTGCGGTAATCTTCCATGTTTGATGCGCCACCTGTGGCAAGGTGATCCGCAAGATTGTTCATCTGCTCTCTGATCTTCTTCCTAAGAAGACCAAGAACACTTTCCGCCATTACATATCTCCCATTTTATCAATGGCAAACTTAAAGCCTTCTGCCTCAAGCTTATCCTTTTCAAGCTGTAGCCGTGCCTCTTCTTCCA